TTTGAATCTTCAATAGTAACTGAATCACTCATTAGAATTAAGAATCCTCTTTATTATTTAGTATTCCTTGCTTTAACATCTTTGATAGTTCAGATGTTGAACCCACAAAGAGTGCATTGTTAGTAACTGTATTTGGTGATTGTTTCTTATCTTCATCTACATCTTTAACTTTCTTTTGAAGTTCCATTAACTTATCAGTCGTATCTGCAACTGATTTTATAATTTGACCTGCAACTTCATATGCTCTTGGACTCGCAGTTTCACCAGCAACTTCCAATACACCATTTAATGATTCCTGACCTTTTTCGATTAATGAATATAGATTCGCACGAGTGTAATCGTAATCTTTTTTAATATCATCAGATTCAATTTTTTTTACTTTCTTAGGTGTACTGACTGGTTTAACATCAATCGCACTACTTGTATTTAAAGCATCATCAATAGATTCATAGTTAGTCATGGTATTCATTAAATATCTTTTTGTTGTGTTGGACTAAATGTTCTAGAATCATCAAATGCTTCAAGAACTCCATTAAATCCAAAGTCATCATCTGGTTCGACAAGTAAATCGTCAGCCGTAGTTATTACATCAATTGATGTATTTCCAAGGTGTGTTGCAGCAATACTTTGATAACCACGATTTACCGTAATCGTATCTGCATCGACAATTTCCTTAATCTTCATTATTTCTTTATCTATAATAATTCTCATACCAGCAGATAAAGCAGTAGTATTAGAAACATTAAATCGAGTTTTAGTTTTACTTAAATCATCTTTTAATATTGCTGTATTATCATTATTATAATCTTTCATTGCTTGTGGAGTAGCAGAGTATCTTAACTCTCTTCTTGCATTCTCAGTATCAACAGAAGCATGATAATCAACCTGAACTTTCTTAATAAGACCCTCACTAGAATCAGATACTGGACCAAACAGATAAGTTTTAGCAGTAAAGTTTAATGTGTATATAAGTGCTCTTCTTGTTGCAAAATCTCCTTCATAATCATCTTGAAATGATATATTATCCAATACGATGGGAATATCTCTTTTCTCTCCAATTACTTTTACAAGATCTACAGTAACATTGAATGATGGTTGAAAATATGGTAATATTTGTTCTACGATTTGTAGTGCATCATCATTTAATTTAACGAGGATATTTAATTCAAATCCAATATTATATGGAACTGGCATAAACACCTTTCTAAGTTTACTTCCATCAGTTGCTTTAAATGTTTGTGTTATTCCAGCTTTCCTTGTTGCATCATATGCAATATTTGTAGTTTCAAATGACATTCTTGGAAGTGTAATTTGAACTGCTCTATTAAGATCTGCTTGTTGTTCTAGTCTTGCTAGGAACTTTTGCATTGGTCCATAAGCAAGAGGAACTCTCATATCACTTGTTTCTTTTCCAGCACCATCTTTATGACGTATATGAATGTCATTAAAAATTGTACCAAAAGAGATTATGGTTTTTCTGAGTATTTCGTGGTAGTAATAATTTCCTAACATTAGAATGTACCGAATGGATTGCCTTCTGAGAAATCAAGTATATCATCTGCTTCAGATTCGATGATTTCATTTGATTCAAAAGTTGTATTTTGATTATCTTCATCGAAGAAATCAAGTGAGTAGTTTGAATATGCTGTTGTACCGAATGTAATAACAGCTGCACAATTAACATTATTAACACATGGAGGATCTATAGTTACATATCCTCCAAATATTCCTGTGACTGTGCTTCCACTTCCACAAACTGGAATGGTATTACCTGCACCAGAGAAAGATTCCTTCACAGCAAAACCAATTTCTATTCCAGCAGTGCTAATACCCGATATTCTATTTGTGCTAGTACCAACATTAGTTACAACTTGAGTTACAACATTAAAGTAGAATGATTCTGTTGCTTGTATTATTTCACCAGGTATGAATGCTCCTTGTGTAGTTCCAATACCAACATTTGTAATTTCAAGAATATTAGTATCAGTATCCCATGTTTTGACTCTTGCTTCAATTTGAGAAGAAAGTCCTCTAACAACTTCTCCAACATCAAAATTACCAACACCAGATAGTTCTGGATTTGCAGTTGGTACAATAGATGGTTTTGATATCGTTACTGATGGTTGTTGTGTATATCCAATACCCGCATTTCTTAATCTTATGTCAGATATTGTTCCATCTGCAAGAAGATTTGCCTCTGCGACTGCTGGAACTGTATTAAGACCCACAATAGTTACAGTTGGAGTTGCTGCATAACCAACACCATTATTTGACATTGTAAAGTCAACAATACCAAAGTTAGTCTGTTCAACAGCAGCAGTTGCAGCAGCACCTACACCACCTCCACCTATGATTTGAACCATTGGTGCTTGTGTATATCCAATACCTGCATGTGTTAGTTCAATTCTATCAATAGAGAATACACCACCTTTTGACGTAGTTATGGCAACAGCAGTTGCATCTACATTACCAGCAGCAAATGGAGCAGTTGAAATAGCAACAGTTGGTGCACTTGTATATCCATTTCCATCTTCATTTAGAACAATCTCACGAATATAACCACGATTTGATACATTTATTTGAGCATTTGCAGTCGCAGTTGTTCCAGCTCCGATTAATTGTAACTTAGTAATGTAACCAACATCTTCAAGTTGAGAATCAACAACGTCAATACCAGTATCAAGAATTTCATCTTCATATTCAAAGAGTTCACATTTAAGTTGATAAACATAATTTTTACCTAACTGATAGAAAGGTTGTTCATGCTCTACAAATTTTACCTCAAATAATCTCTGTCCTAATGGAAAAAATATTATATCCCCTTCTCTTGGTCTTGATGATACTGTATAATCATCATCAGATGCTAAAAATGGTGAAATAAAATCTTCAAATCTTTCTTTTGATATTGTGATTGTAAGTTCATCTCTGAGACTTACTCCAAATTTAGTCATAATATCACCCTGACCACCATAACCATCATATGTGTTTACATATGCTTCCAATAAAAAATTGTCATCAAAAGTTGATGATTGAACCTCTCTAATAATAGATTGTTGTCTTACAAATTTTCTAGGAATATATCTAACTTCAATACCATAGATTTTTAAATGTTCATTTATTAAATCTTGAACGAGTCTTTGTTCTCCTTGAGATCCTTGTAAAAAATGGGGATTTATTGCCATCAATCATTACCCAATAAAATCAAGAGGAGGTAACTCAAACTCAAGTGTCATTCTTTGTCTAATTGCATCTATTTCTCTAATTGCATCATCATAAATTTCTCTGCCATTTAGTTCAATACCACCTGGTAATTTTGTACCTCTAAATTTTATTAAATTCTGTCCCCATTGTTTTTTAATTAATGCTGTTGCGTATAATTTAACGAACATATCATTATAAACCTGTTTGAATATATCTGGGTTTAGTGCACGATAACAATCTATGATTAAAAAATCACCAACTCTTTGTGATCCCCAATCAATATCTAAATATAAACGATCTTGTCTCTTATTAAATCTTATTTGTTTTTCAGGGGATAGAAGAAAATCAATATCCTCTAAACGAGTTTTTGTCATACTATATTGAAGTAATTCAACAGAGTTGAAGTAATATAAGTCATTTAAAAATAATTGATATTTGATACTAAACATACTTCCCGATATGCTACTACTATCAAACTTAAATATTTTTTCAATTCCCATTACAGAATCTGGAACTTGTATATAATTTGAATTTTCATAAAAATCGTAAGTTCTGGTTCCGTAGGTAGCAATCCCAGTATTTACCATTGATGTAGTAACACCTGTTGTATGAATTCCAATACCTGATGTACCACCTATACCAGTTGTTGTGCCAGCAACATCAACACCAAGACCTCTATCTATATCATCTTGTGTAATTTTATATTTGAGAAACATTTTCTCAACACCATCAAAGATGCGTTCATGAAACATTTGAATTGCATCATCAATCAAATCATCAATCTGATCATCATCTACGTTGACCTCAAGTACAGGAGCACCTAACTGCCTTAAACAGTAATCTATTAATTCTTGTCTAGTGCTTGCTTTCGCCATCTTCTTCTTCGATATCTGCTAATAGAGTTTCGTATTTTTCTTGCAGTTCCATTTTTTCTGCGAGTAATTCTTTCTGAGCATCAAGATTATCTTGTACAATTGTTTGTAATTTTGCTTCAAGAAGAATATTTTGGTTAGTTAATGTAGAAATTTTTTGGTTATAAATTTTAATC